ACCTGAGATGGGCTGACCTGAGCGGGGCTAACCTGAGCCGGGCTGACCTGAGCGGGGCTAACCTGAGCGGGGCTGACCTGAGCGGGGCTAACCTGAGCCGGGGCTGACCTGAGCGGGGCTAACCTGAGCCGGGGCTAACGGAATTCTTTCAACTGTCAATTTCCTTGAATCTTATTTTGAGAGAACGGAAGCCGGATATATCGCCTATAAGACTTTTAATTCAGTGTATTCTGCGCCGGACACATGGAAAATCGAAAAGGGTTCAATCATTGAAGAAAATGTGAATTTTAATCGCTGTGACGATTGCGGATGCGGCATAAATGTTGCGCCGCTCGAATGGGTCAAAAGAGAATATCAGGGTGACATTTGGAAAGTTCTAATTCGCTGGGAATGGCTTTGCGGCGTATGTGTCCCGTATCAGTCGGACGGTAAGATTCGTTGTGAGCGCGTCGAGCTGCTTGAAGTGGTGAAAAGATGAAAGAATTCATAATATCAATATTAATCGCTTTGGGGATAATTTCCCCGCTTCCGACGGCAACAGCACCGGAAGTGAACACAGAAGGACTTGCTCAATATGAAGTAGTGGAAAACAACACAGAATGCGCCGTAAGCCCTGAACTTCTTTTCACGGAAGAAGATGTTGTAATGGTTGCAAAAACGCTTTACGGCGAATGTAGGGGCTGTCCAGCGGAAGAACAAGCACAAGTTGCATGGTGCATTGTAAATCGTGTCGATGATCCCCGCTTTCCGGACACAATTAAGGGTGTAATTACTCAACCGTATCAATTTCACGGTTATTCAAGCAGCTTTCCGGTTTGGAACAATCTTGCAGATGTTGCGCGGGATGTCCTGACAAGATGGAGTTATGAAAAACAGGGAATCGCCGTCGAGCGGGAGCTTGCACCGGAATATTTATGGTTTACCGGAAACGGAACACAAAATATTTTTAGGACGGTATATTGAAAATGATAAAACTTGAAGAAACAGATGTTTACGGTTTTGAAGCTGCTATTCGCGGGATGAGAAATCCTAAAAATTCATGGGATAAATCGGACAGTCATTGGTGTGATTGTGAAGATTGTGCAATGGTCATGTGTGGAGATGAACCAGCGATAGAGTGCAACGATGGTGTGTTTGCTTATTGTATAGGTAAAAACGATCTGAAGTTGATGAAAGCACTTGCGGGAGCGGGAACGGATCACGGAAAGTTCTTGCGAATGATTAACGTTACGGTTGACATTACAGCACCGCTTTACTGGTGGAAGGAATTTGACACTTACAAGGTTGGAACGATTGCAAATTCATGTTCAACGATGCACAAGATAGCAGCAAAGGAATTCGCGCTGGATGATTTTTCACATGAACATCTTGGCGTCCAGTCTATTCGGGTTCTTAAAGACACGATCAAAGTGATGAATGATTTCCGCGAAGAATTCTTTAAGGATCACGAAAAAGAAAACTGGTGGCAGATGATTCAGCTTTTGCCCAGCTCATACAATCAGAAACGCACGGTGCAGCTTAACTATGCAGTGTTGCTAAATATGTATCACGCAAGAAAGAATCACAAGCTTGACGAATGGCATGACTTTTGCAAATGGATTGAATGTCTACCATACTTCAAGGAAATTTGTTTGGGATGAAACGCCATTATAAATGACAATGTGATTCGGGGTGATGCGAAATAGAACTTTATCAACACCAAAAAGACGCACTGAAAGAAACTGAAAATTTAAACAGGGTTGCATATTTTCATGATATGGGGCTTGGAAAGACTTACACCGGCGCGGAAAAAATGATCCGATTGGGCGCAAAAATAAATCTTCTGATTTGCCAAAAGTCAAAAATTCAAGATTGGATCGATCATTTCAAAAAAAATTATTGCGAAATGGCGGTTGTGGATTTGACCGTAAAAGGGGCAATTTTGACGCTTGCTGAATGGAAATTTGGAATGCCGGTTGTTGGAATTATTAATTATGAACTGGCGTGGCGGCGCAAAGATCTTCTGAAGCTGCACGAAATCACGCTTATGCTTGATGAAAGTTCCTTGATTCAGAACAAGACAGCAAAGCAGACAAAATTCATTCTGAAGCTGGATGCGGCAAATGTGATTTTGCTTTCCGGTACACCGACAAGCGGGAAATATGAAAATTTGTGGACACAGGCGCGTTTGCTTGGATGGGAGATTTCCGAAAGTCTTTATCAACGGCAATATGTTAACTGGAACACAATTAAAATTCCCGGCGGTCAATTCATCAAAGTTGTGGACAAAGCAAATCCATACAAGAATGTTGACCGGCTGAAATCGAAATTGCGTGAACATGGAGCAACATTCTTGAAAACCGAAGATGTAATGAATTTGCCCAAACAGACTTTTGTTGAAATTAATATTTCAAAACCAAAGCATTATTACAAGTTCATGAAAGATTCAATTGTTACGGTTAACGGCGTTGAACTTGTCGGAGATACCGGTTTAACAAAGCGGCTTTATGCGCGTGAACTTTGCGGAATTTACAGCGCCGAAAAACTTGAAGCGTTCCGGGATTTGATAAGCAGCACAAATGATAGAATCATAGTTTTCTATAATTTCACGGCTGAACTTGATAAATTGTGGAATCTTGCACATGAGTTGAATCGTCCATGTTCAATTGTGAATGGAGCTACGAAAGATTTGTGCGATTACGAATTGTATAACGATTCAATTACATTCGTCCAGTATCAAGCCGGTGCAATGGGGTTGAATCTGCAAAAGGCAAACAAAATCATTTATTATTCGCCGCCTGAGCGGTCGGAATTGTTTGAGCAATCAAAAAAGAGAATTCACCGAATAGGGCAAGAAAAGCCGTGTTTCTATTATCTGATGATTTGTCAAAACACCGTCGAAGTGAACATTTACGAAGCTTTGAAGCAGCGAAAAGATTTCACGGACGAATTATTCAGGGAGTGTGAAAAATAATGGCGCAAGAAAAGCAGTTTGAAAACAAAGTCAAAGGATTTTTAAAAGAACAAGGTTGTTGGAATCTGAAAACATGGTCAAACGGCGTTCAGCGTTCCGGTGTTCCTGATCTGCTTGTATGCTGCAACGGTCGTTTTATCGGCGTGGAGCTGAAAGCGACGAACGGAAAACCTTCTGCATTGCAGCTTTGGAATTTACGGAAAATCGAAGAATCCGGTGGTTATGGAATTTTACTTTATCCGTCTGATTTTGAATTGTTCAAAGGTTTTATAAATTCGCTGCAAAGCGGGTTTGAAAAAAATACAGCGTATTTCTATAAAGAATTGAAAGGGGAAAAATTTTAATGCCGAGTGTTCCAGTCAGAGGATATGAAGGATTATACGAAGTGTCCGATGATGGTAATGTCAGAAGCTTCAAAAACAACAAGTACGGATTAAGAAAAGTTTCAAAAGTCTTAAAGGGTCAAATGGGAAAGTATTATCGGACTGTCACGCTTTGTAATTTGGATGGTAATAAACACACATTCTATGTTCATCGTTTAGTTGCGGAAGCTTTCATTCCTAATCCCGATGATCTTCCGTGCGTCAATCATAAAGACGGAAATAAACTGAACAACTGTGTTGAAAATCTTGAATGGTGTACACATGAAGGAAATATTCATCATGCTGACAGAATGGGACTTCATCCGTATAACCGCAAAATTGTAATTTGTGTTGAAACAGGAGAAAAATTTGATTCCGTAACGAGTGCGGCAACGGTAAAAAACGTATTAAGATCGTCAATTAATAACTGCTTAAATGGTAGATCAAAAACCGCTGGCGGTTATCATTGGAAATATGAAAAGGAGAATGAAAATTGAGTTCACTTTATGAAATTGATCAGCAAATTATGTCATGTGTCGATATGGACACCGGTGAAATCATTGACATGGACAAGCTGTCAGAATTGCAGATTGAGAGAGAAACGAAGCTTGAAAACATAGCTTTGTGGATCAAAAATCTGAAAGCCGAAGAAGCCGCTTTAAAGGCTGAAAAAGACGCTTTTGCAGAGCGTGAGAAACAGACTAAAGCAAAGCGCGAAAAGCTGTCAGAATGGCTCACAGGGGCTTTAAACGGCGAAAAGATGTCAACCACTAAAGTTTCAATCAGTTTCCGTAAATCTGAAAGCGTGAAGATAAGCGATATTGACGCAATCCCAATGAGTTACATTGTTGAAACAATTACGGAATCGCCGGATAAGGTTGCAATCAAAGCAGCGTTAAAAAATGGTTTGGATGTTCCCGGTTGTGAACTGGAACTGAAAAATAATATTCAAATAAAGTGAGGTAAAAACATGGCTGAAAAAATTCTAATCATGGGAGAATCCGGAACAGGCAAAAGCACAAGCTTGCGGAACTTCAATCCGGATGAAGTTGCAATTGTCAATCCGGTTGGTAAACCGCTTCCGTTCCGTGGAAAATTCCACACACTAAATTCTGTCACGGATTCAGTAAAAATCATTGAGTTTATGAAAGATTCCGTTAGAGCGGGAAAGAAAATCATTGTCGTTGATGATTTCCAGTACATTCTTTCAATCCCTTATATGAACCGGATCAAAGAAGCCGGATGGGACAAGTGGAATGATTTCGGAAGCAATTATTTTGAAATCATTGATGTGTGCGCGGAACTTCCCGATGATGTGACAGTTTACTATCTGACACACACTGAAACGCTTGATAACGGCATTACCACAATCAAGCTGATCGGAAAGCTGTTGCGTGAGAAAATCACGATTGAAGGACTGTTCACCATTGTTCTAAGAACACAGGTGATTGACGGAAAGTATTATTTCCTAACACAGAATAGCGGCAAAGACACAGTAAAAAGCCCTATCGGAATGTTTGGCAGCTATGCCATTGACAATGATCTGAAATATGTTGATGAAAAAATTCGCAATTATTATCAGATGGACGGTTGCAAGACCGATGCGGAAATTGAAGTTGCTGATAAGGCAGCGGAAAACACCGAAATTGAAAAGGCGGGAAACGGGCGTGTAAGACGTTCAAAACAGCAGAAAGTTGAAGAAAAGCCCGATCTTGATGTTGATATTTCAGACATGAAACCGGAAGATTTCCCGTTTGAAGTCACTGAAGAAGATATCAAAGCAGCAGCGGAATCCGAACAGCCTAAAAGAACAAGAAGAACAAGAAAGGAAAGATAAAAAATGGCTTTTGATTTTAACAAATTTGACAAGGAAATTGACCTGAAGAAGATTGAACAGCAGAAAAAAGAAGCTGCTGAAAACGGGGACTTTGAAGCCGTTCCTGCTGGCAAGTACATTGCAAAGCTTGAAAACATGGAACTTGGTGTTACCAAAAAGGATAATCGCCCGATGTTCAAAGTTCAGATGCGGCTTGTGGAAGGTTGCGGGGACGCGGAAGAAAAGTTCCTGTCAAAGTACAAGAAAAAGAAGCCTTGCATTTTCATGAACCGCGTGATTTTCGGCACGAAGAATGATGGCAGCATGATTGCAAGTGTCGAAACATTCCTGAATAAGCTTGGACTGGACAAGACTTTTGTATTTGCCGGTTATGCCGATTTTGCAGACGAAATTCTTGATGCTGCTGAAATGTGTGAAAACCTTGAATTTGAAGTTGATTACGATGATTCGCGTTTCAATTCAATTTCTATAACAGATGTTTTTGATGCATAAAACGCCATTTTAAATGACAATACCATTCAGGGACGGTTATTCCGTCCCTGAAAGAAAGAAGGTGACAGTATGGAATACGACTATATCGAACAAGGCGATTGTCTTGAACTGATGAAACAAATTCCAGACGGATCAATTGACATGATTCTTTGCGATCTTCCATATGGCACAACTAAAAATAAATGGGACAATGTTATTCCGTTTGAACCGCTTTGGAAGCAATATGAAAGAGTTATCAAAGATAATGGTGCAATTATTCTGTTCTGCGATGGGTTGTTTACTGCAAATTTAATTCGATCTAACGTGAAAATGTGGCGTTACAACCTGATTTGGGACAAGCAGCGCGGATGTGATTTCTTGAATGCAAATGTGAAGCCGTTGAAATCGCATGAAGATATTGCAGTTTTCTATAAAAAGAAACCGACATATAACAAACAATTCTGGTATTCAACACCTTATAAACGAACAAAGAATTATAGTTTATCGGATAACTATGGCGATAGAAAAGAAGCAGGGTCTGAATCAAAAAACGGTGAAAGAAATCCATTGACGATTCTTTCATTTCCACGGGATGGAAATAGACAACATCCAACACAGAAGCCGATTTCCCTGTTGGAATATCTGATTCGGACTTACACAAACGACGGTGAAATTGTTCTTGATAACTGTATGGGCAGCGGTTCAACTTGCGTTGCGGCGGTGAATACTGGGCGGCATTATATCGGATTTGAACTTGATGAGAAGTATTACAGCATAGCTTGTGAACGCCTTGATGATGCCGAAAATGCCATTTTAAATGGGAAAGTCGGTGCAACATGATTTTTTATGACTTTGAGGTTTTTAAATTCAATTGGTTGGTTATTGCAATTGATGTTGTGAACCGAAAAACACACGTCATTTGGGACGATCCTGAAGAACTTGAAGAACTGTATTTGAAAAATAAAAGTGAAATATGGATCGGATTTAATTCCCGTCATTATGACCAGTACATTTTCAAAGGTATTCTTGCCGGGTTTAATCCCAAAGAAATAAACGATTGGATCATAATTCAAGACCGTCCCGGATGGCAGTTTTCAGACCTGATGCGAAATTTCCCGCTGAACAATTACGATGTCATGAACGGTATTGACAGAGGTTTAAAGACCTTTGAAGGGTTCATGGGGAACAGTATTCGAGAAAGCAGCGTTCCATTTGACATTGACAGACCGTTGACCGATGCGGAAAAATCAGAAACCGAAATTTATTGTACACATGATGTCGAACAGACCATTGAGGTTTTCATTAAGCGGAAATCAGATTTTGAAGCGCAAATGGGACTGCTTGAAATGTTTCAGATGCCGCTTTCCAACATCTCAAAGACAAAAGTTCAGCTTTCAGCAGAAATTCTTGAAGCAAAAAAGCGCACATATAACGACGAATTTGATATTTCATTCCCGCCGACGCTGCAAATTAAGAAATATCGTCATGTCGTGGAATGGTACATGAATCCGGAAAACCGCTGTTATGAGTATGTCACGGAGAAAGGCACGGTCAAAAAGAAGCAGCTCGAAACGATTGTTGCCGGTGTTCCACATGTTTTTGGTTGGGGCGGTGTTCATGGAGCAGTCGAAAAGTATTCCGGTGAAGGTTATTTCCTGAACATGGACGTTGCTTCCCTTTATCCGTCCTTAATGATTATTTACAATTTGCATTCCCGTTCGTGTAATCCAGAGAAATTCAACGATATTGTTGAAACACGGTTGAAGTTCAAGCATGAAAAAAATCCGCTGCAAGCACCGCTGAAAATCGTTATAAACGGCACTTATGGTGCAATGAAAGACAAGAACAATCCGCTTTATGATCCGAGACAGGCGAACAATGTTTGTGTTTATGGGCAGTTGCTTTTACTTGACCTTATGGAGCATTTAGAAGCCGTTCCGGGGCTTGAAATCATTCAATCCAATACAGACGGCGTTCTTGTCAAAATGGCGCGATATGAGGATTATGACGCGATTGACGATATTTGTTATGAGTGGGAGCAGCGAACCGGACTGAAGCTTGAATTCGATGAATACCAAAAGGTATTTCAGAAGGATGTCAACAATTATGTGATTGTCGATGCAGAAGGAAAGTACAAGTCAAAAGGCGCGTATGTCAAAAAGCTTTCCGATTTGGATTATGACTTACCGATTGTCAATAAAGCCGTTGTTGATTTCATGGTGAAGGGCGTTCCGATTGAAAAGACAATTTCAAATTGCGAAGATTTGAAAGAGTTCCAGCAAGTCAAGAAAATCAGCAATAAATATAAATACATTCTGCACGGTGACAAGGTGCTGAAAGAAAAGTGTGTTCGTTGTTTCGCGTCTGTAAGGCGTTCTGACGGCGGTTTGTTTAAGGTACACAGCAGCACGGGCAGAACGGCGAAAGTTGAAGGAACACCACCACAGGCGTTTTTATGGAATGATTCTGTTGAAGGTGTGAAATGCCCGGCAAAACTGGACAAACAATGGTATATAGAAACGGCGCGAAAGCGCTTAAAAGATTTTGGCGTAATTTAAAACGCCATTATAAATGGAAAGGACAGTAAAAATGAAAGTTAAGCGCGGTGATGTTATCTATTTGAATCGCCCTTTATCGATGCAGAATCATCTTCAGGGCGGTAACAGACCATATGTTGTGATTTCTAACGATAAAGGGAATTTTCATTCTGAAGTTTGCGTAATCGTTCCGCTGACAACTACACATAAAAAACACCTTTTACCGACACACACAAGGGTTACTTATCACAATAGTTTGTGCTTGTGTGAACAGATTTTCACAGTTCCACAAAAAGATGTTGATTCAATCGTATTTCATTTATCTGAAGATGATATGAAAAGAATAAAACGCTGCTTGAAATCATCTTGTGATTTGTGGTGAATGTCATGAAGCTTGGATTATGCGCTGAGATTGTCGAACAGCCTTGCAAATCTGATTGCCCGAATAGAACGATTACTTGTAAATTTGACGGTACTTGCGACAAATACGAAAAATTTGAAGTAGAAATAAAAGCGCTGAGAAGAAAACGATTTGAAGATAGAAAACGAAAAAACTTGTTAAACGAGCATGTTATACAGGCGCGAAAAAATTTCACGAAACACAAAGTTGGTGAAGTATGAATTTATACAAGGGTTATACAAAAAACAAAGGTAAAAAACCGCTTGATAAGCTGAAAGGCGTGACAGAGTTTCGGACGCTGGACGAAGTGCAGCAATTTGATTCTTACGGTGGAGTTCTGACCGACGATGCAATTTTAATAGACATTGATAATTTGGATCAGTCGGAAATCATGATGCAGATGGTTGAAGAATATCAACTGAATTGTCAAGTGACACGCACGGAAAAAGGAAGACACTTCACTTTCAAAAATTCCGGCGTGACCATGTGTGGGACTGGAAAAAAGCTTGCTTGTGGACTTACAGCAGACATTAAAGTTGGTGGGAAAAACACCGTTGAATGTCTGAAAATTGACGGAAATGAAAGATTCATAGAATGGGAGTACATGGACGATGATGATTCACGGCTTCCGAAATGGCTTCATCCGGTGAATACATCCGTTGATCTGTTCGACATGGAAGAAGGCGATGGGCGCGATTCAACGTTTTACGGGTACATTCTGACACTGACAAACGCGGGTTTTTCGATGGAAGAAACGCGGGAAACGATTTCGATTGCAAACAAATTTGTGCTGAAAGATTCGCTTTCCGAAGAAGACATTGAACGAATTACGCGGGATGATGCATTCCCGGAAGAAACATTTTATCGCGGAAAAGTCTTTTTACACAACAATTTTGCAACATTTTTGAAGAATAATAACCGTATTTGTCGCATAAACGGACAACTTCATGTGTATAAAAACGGCGTTTATGTTCCGGGAGCGCGTGACATTGAAGCTGCAATGTTGAAATACATTCCGGCAATGAAAGCTGCACAGCGCGTCGAAGTGCTGAAATATCTTGAAATCATTTGCGACGAAGTGCAAAGCGCGGATGCAAATTTGATTGGGTTTAAAAACGGCATTTATGACATTGTGAATGACACACTGATTGATTTTTCACCGGACATTGTAATCACAAATAAGATCCCGTGGAATTATGATCCGGCTGCATATTCTGAACTTGTGGACAAGACTTTTAACAAAATTGCTTGCTTTGATCCGGCGATTCGGGCGCTGCTGGAAGAATCAATTGGTTATAGCTTTTACAGACGAAATGAAATGTCGAAGTCGTTTTTCCTGACTGGACAAGGCAGCAACGGCAAAAGTACATTCATTGATATTTTGAACAATGTTGTTGGAGAACATAACAAATCATCATTGGGACTTGAAGAATTGGACGAACGTTTTTCAATTGCGACGCTTGCAAACAAGCTGATAAACACCGGTGACGATATTTCAGACGAATTTTGGACTGGACGCAGTACGGCGAACTTCCGAAAGCTTGTTTCCGGCAATGAGGTAAAAGCTGAATTCAAGGGACAGGATGCATTTTTCATGAAACCATATGCAAAGTTTTTCTTCAGCGCGAATGCACTTCCCCGCATTCGTTCCAAAGGTTTTGAAGCTATCAAACGCCGCTTAGTAATTATTCCGTTCAACGCTAAGTTCAGCAAAAGCGATCCGGACTATGATGCTTATATCATTTATAAGCTACGCACGGAAGAAGCTATGAAATATGTGATCCGGATAGGAATTGAAGGATTAAAAAGAGTGCTGACAGACGGGTTCACAACAAGTGAAAAAGTCGAGAAAGAAATTGAAGATTATGAGCTTGAAAACAATCCTATTATGCTTTGGGTTCAGGAATTCACGCTTGAAAAAATCGTCAATCAGCCAACAAAGAACATTCACAAGGCGTATCGGATGTTTTGTGTTGAAAATGGTTTTTCCGAAATGACGCTTTCCACATTTTCAAAAGAGCTTTCCCGCCGGTACGGTCTGAACGTCAAACGGGTGAGAATAAACGGTGATTTAATCGGAATTTATGTGAAAGAAGGGGTGTAAATGAATGAAAAATTAAAAGCTGCTGTTTACGGTTTTGCAGTCGGTGATGCTTTGGGCGTTCCCTATGAGTTCAAGCAGCGGGACACATTCAAGTGTTATGGAATGACCGGTTACGGGACATGGAATCAACCTAAAGGCACTTGGAGCGACGACACGTCAATGATGCTTGCAACTTGTGATTCTATTCGGGAGCTTGGAAAAATCGCCCCTGAAGACATTATGAAGCGTTTCGCAATGTGGTATTACGAAGGCAAATATAATGCGCATGAAAAGCCGTTCGATATTGGATCAACAACGGCGAAAGCGCTTGCAAATTACCGGTATTTCAACATTGAGCCGCTAAAATGTGGACTTGATGAAGAACGTTCAAACGGTAACGGTTCATTGATGCGTATTCTTCCGCTTGCGTTCGTTCCGGGCGTAACGTGGACGGATGTTGAAAACATTTCAAAGTTGACACACGCACATGAAAAAAGCATTCTGATATGCAAAGAATATGTCGCAATTTGCAAGGAATTAATCAACAATCCTAATTGGAAAATTCCGAAACGCATTATGAGAATGAATCGAAAAGATATTGTTTCCAGCGGTTATGTTGTAACAAGTCTTGAAGCTACTTTGTGGTGCTTTGGAACATCTATAAGCTATTCAGAAGCCGTTCTAAAGGCTGTTAACCTTGGTGGAGATACAGACACTATTGCAGCGCTTACGGGCGGTTTAGCGGGGATTAAATACGGTTATAAGGCAATTCCAAAACCGTGGATTAAGCAGCTTGCGAATAAAGAGTTAATTGAAAAATGCTTATTTTGAAAGTTGAGGTTCAAAAATGAAAAATGATCCGGTAAATTATCCAGCGCATTATACACAGGGCAATATTGAATGCATAGACGCAATGAAAGCCGCTTTCGGCGCGGATGAACTGAAGATATATTGTAAGATTGCCGCTTTCAAATATCTTTGGAGAAGCGAATACAAGGGCGGCGAACAAGACATTGACAAAGCTATTTGGTATCTGAACAAATACACGGAGCTTGCGGAATGAACAATTTTAATATGGACGATTTAAAAGCCGTTATCCGTTCATTGGGTTACGATCCGGACAAGCTCACGCCGGAACAATTTCAAAAGTTATGGGAAATGTGCGTTCACAAAGACGTGGTTCACATTGAGCGAGAAATGATTGAAAGGATAATAACATGAACAAAGACATTCAAAAGTTTATTGATATCGTAATTTCAAAGTACGGAACAGAACATCAAGTGACAGTTGCAATCGAAGAACTGTCCGAATTGCAGAAAGAATTATGCAAATTTATTCGCAGAAATGGAAATTTATCTAACATTGCAGAGGAAATCGCAGACGTTCAGTTGATGTTGTGGCAGATGCAAACCGTGTTTGATGTCCGTCAAGAAGAAGTGGAACGGCGCGTTAAATACAAGATCGATAGAACAATCAGTGAAATTTGTTCAAGTTAAATTCTGACAGTGAACACATCTTGAACAGGTTCAAAGCATTGAATTTACAGGTTTTTTTGTAGGTGTTCAAGATGTTCAAGAACAAATCCTTTTTTATTTAAAATATATCTGTATATGCAGATTATACAGATATATATAGATAAATAAAATATATAATATAGGGATTTTTTAATGAACATCTTGAACAAAATCCGCAAAGCATTGAAAACACAGGGTTTTTGCTGTTCTATAACAAAATTTGACAGTGAACAGAACTTGAACAAAATTTAAAAAATCCAGTAATATCAATGCTTTGCGGGATTTTTCATCTTGAACAGAAAGAAAGGTATATAAAAATGGATAAACAGCTCGATAAAGCGATTATGCAGTTTTATTCAGATATACGCGGAATCAGTACAAATGAATTGTATGCGGAATATCTTGAACAATGTGCCGCCGACAAAGTTGAACCGCGCCCAAAGTCTGTAATCATCCGTGAAGCTTGTGAAATAGCCGGGTGCGTTATTGAAAAAAGACAAAGATTGATTGTTGATAAATTCTTTGTTCCAAAAGACGAGAAAAGGCGCGAGGAATGGAGACAATTTTTCAAGGCGGTGACAAAATGACAGCGAAAGAATATTTATCACAAATTCGTAAATGTGATAATCAGATAAATAATAAGCTTGCTGAAATTAAAAGATTGCGAGAATTTGCAACATCGATCACTTCAACGCTGAAAGAAGATGTTGTTCAGAGCGGGAGCGGCGGGAAAAGCCGCGTTGCAGAAGCAGTTGATAAAATTGTTGACCTTGAACGGGAAATAAACGCGGACATTGATAAGTTAGTTAATCTGAAGCGTGAAATAATGTCCGTTATTGATCAACTTGAAGCGCCGTTTTGTGATCTGCTATATAAGCGATATTTTCAATTCATGAAATGGGAAGAAATTGCGGTGGATATGCACTATACTTATCAATGGGTTTGTGAATTACATGGAAAAGCGCTGCTGAAAGTAAAAGACTTGATAGAAATTGATATAAAAAAGTGATATACTGTAAGCTGTAAAGAAAGGGATGATCCGTTGTCGGCTTGTCCCTTTTTTCATTGGAAAGGGGGTTTGAATGTGAAGCTTGATAATGCAAAATGGGAAAGATTTTGTTTGGAATATGCCAAAACTGCAAATGCAACAGAATCATACAGAAAAGCCGGATACAAGGTGAAAAATGAAGCTTCTGCAAACAGTTGTGCAATCCGTTTGCTTGGAAATGCTAAGATTCAAGCCCGTCTTGCTGAATTACATGAAGAAATGGCTTCTGAAAAGATTGCAAGTGCAGCAGAGATTCAAGAAAGGCTGACTTCTATTCTACGCGGTGAGCTGCAAGAAGAAGTTGTTGTTGTGGAAGGCATTGAAAAAGGCGTTACAGAAGCACGAATTGTTCTAAAGCGCCCGTCTAACGCCGATGCAATAAAAGCCGGGCAGACGCTTGCAAAGATGCAAGGTGCGTTTGATAACAGCGTGAATGTGAAAGTTTCCCCGATAATGTTTGTTGAGGATTTAGACGAATGATTATTTACAAAGTTACAAATAGAATTAACGGAAAAGTTTATATTGGTCAAACTGTCGGAAGTCTTTCAGCGCGATGGAAAAAGCACGTTAAATCTAAAGATAATGCAATATTCCACAAATCTATTCGGAAATACGGTGCAGAAAACTTTACCGTTGAACAGATTGATGTTGCTTGCAGTAAAGCAGAACTTGATCAGAAAGAAAAATACTGGATTGAATATTATAATTCAATGAATCGGTCGAAAGGCTATAACATGACCGCCGGTGGCAGATCGGGCGCGGTTGACATGAAACGCAGTGAAGAAACAAAGCGAAAAATAGCAAATTCAATTACAGGTGAAAAACATTGGCACGCAACAAAGGTGAAAAACATTGAAACCGGTGAAATTTTTAATACAGTGAGTGAAGCAGCAAGGAAGTATAACACTGCGAAATCAAATATTATCGGCGTATGTACCGGAAGACCGCATTATAAAACTTGCAAGGGATATCATTGGGAATATGCCTGAACAGCGGATAATCAAATTATCTGATGTTGTACTTCCGGCATACAAAGAGTTTTGGAACACTAAGAAAACATATGTCATTTGTAAAGGTTCACGCGGAAGTGGTAAAAGTAAACACGCGGCGTTGTGGCACATTTACAACATGATGAAATATCCACTTTCAAATACTTTGGTTGTCCGTAAAGTTGAACGAACATTGCGCGATTCGTGTTTTTCTGATTTGAAATGGGCGATTCATCAATTGGGTGTAGATGAATATTGGAACTGTACTACTTCCCCGCTTGAAATGACATATGTTCCAACCGGGCAAAAGATATTGTTTCGTGGTTTGGATGATGGATATAAGATTACTTCTATTTCAGTGCCTAAAGGGGTGCTGAATTTTTTGTGGTTTGAAGAATTCTATGAAATCACAAAAGAAGACGATTTTAATATTCTTGATGAATCCATTCGTGGTCAGCTTCCGAAAGGATATTGGAAACGAGTAACCGCAACATTTAATCCGTGGTCAGAAAAACACTTTTCAAAGGCAAGATTTTTTGATAATCCGGCTGAAAATGTTCTTTCCATGACTACAACATATTTGGATAATCCGTATTTGTCTGAAACGGATATGCAATTGTTCGAGGATATGAAAACGCGAAATCCCCGGCGTTATCAAGTCGCGGGATTGGGTGCATGGGGCATTGTTGACGGTTTAATCTATGAAAATTTCAAAGAACAGGAATTCACGCTTGAACAAGTGAAGCATTGCAAATCAGCATTTGGACTTGATTTCGGTTACACGAATGATCCGAGTGCTTTTTTTGTTGGTTTTGTCGATTTGGAAAACAAGAAGCTTTATGTTTGGGATGAATTCTATGAAAAAGGGCTGTCGAACAAGAAGATTTTTGAAAAGATATCTTCAATGGGCTATGCAAAAGAAAAAATTACGGCTGATTCAGCAGAACCAAAGAGCATTGACGAGCTGCAAACATTAGGTTTGCGGCATATTTCCGGTGCAAAAAAGGGTAAAGACAGCATTTTAAACGGTGTTCAGTGGATTCAAGACCTTGAAATAATCATTCATCCGCGTTGCGTGAACTTCATAACGGAAATTTCAAACTATACATGGGATGAAGACAAATTCGGAAACAAGCTGAACAAGCCGATTGACGATTTCAACCACCTGATGGACGCTATGCGCTATGCGCTTGAATCGTTTATTACAGGTAACAAATGGCTTTATTGAGATAACAACGCTGAAGTATCAGCAAAGAACGGTTTTTGGGGCATATGGGCTGATTCTTTGTCAAGTTCCTTTACCTCCTTCGGGGCGTTTGATAGGTAGAACGCCGATGATGCTTGCGTTGTTATCTTTTTTTGAGAAAGGAAAATGAATGCCAAAAGATTTTGAAATGATAAAACATCAATTCGATGGAGAAATCACGATTATTCCCGTTTCTGATGTGCATTTGGGCGCACTGGAACACGCAAAAAAGGAATGGGAACAGTTCTGCAAGATAGTTCTTGAAACACCGAATTGTTATTTAATATTGGGCGGCGATCTAATAAATAATTCAATTCGGTCAAGCGTAGCAAATCCATTTGATGAAGTTTTAAGACCGCGAGAACAGAAAACGCGCATGGTTGAATATCTGACACCAATAAAAGACCGTGTTCTTTGCGCTGTTTCCGGCAATCATGAACGTCGGAGCTTAAAAGACGATGATGTTGATCTGACATATGACATTATGACAAAGCTTGACATTGAAAATCTTTACCGTGAAAATATGGCGTTTGTCAAAGTGAGTATTGGACAGCGCAAAAGTCAGAACTGTCCGGAAACCACATTTATGTTTGGTGTCACTCATGGAACAGGCGGTGGAATTTACACCGGCGCAACAGTCAATCGCAATGAACGCTTTGGAAATGTGATTGAAGGGCTTGACTGTCTGATTGTCGGACACACGCACAAAGGAACTGTTTCTAAACCGTCCAAAATCGTTGTAGACCGCCGAAATGCGAAAGTGTATATGAAATCATACACGGTTATTTCAAGCGTTTCATGGCTCAATTACGGCGGTTACGCAATGCAAAAGATGCTGCTTCCGTCTGAAGTAGCTGATCCGCAAAAGATTATTATTGGTGGAACAAAGGATAAAAAGAAATTTGAAGTGAGATGGTAATAAATGAGTGATATTCAAGTTAAATGTGTAGATCAAACCTTAACGATCACAAATGCACCACTGATTGCTTCGGGCGGTGTTCTGGAAGATCGTATAATTTTTGATTTTTGTCCGTTATGGGATGGATATACAAAAAAGGCTGTTTTTTATCGTGACAAAGATAATATTTATCCCGTTGAACTTGCGGATGATACTTGTTACATTCCGCATGATGTGCTTAAGGAAAAAGGAAAGATATATTTCGGCGTATATGGAACAGCGGCAAGTGACAACAGCGAAACCGCATATGTAAGAACATCCGAAGTTCTGAGTTATGAAATCGCACAGGGTATATTCGCTGCTACAAATGTTCCCGATCCGACACCGAATATTTACGAACAGCTATTTGAAAAACTTGGTATTCTCAACAACGTATTAACAAATATAGAGACAGCACAGCAAGCAGCACAGCAAGCTGCACAACAAGCTGGACAGAGTGCACAGAGTGCACAGAGTGCAGCAGAATCAGCGCTGGAAACACTCACACAGACTGAAGAAAACGCAGAAGCAGCACAGCAAGCTGCAACAAATGCAGCAACAGCAGCGACAAATGCGGTAAATACACATAATGCAGATGAAACCGCTCATTTTTATATACAGAATAAAATAAACACGCACGCTGAAGACACCGATATACATGTTACAGCAGCGGAAAAAGAGTCGTGGAATGACAAACTGGATGCACTCACCTTCGACACCACACCGACAAAAAACAGCACAAATCCGGTTACGTCGGGCGGCATAAAAACAGCGCTCGATGCAAAACAGGACGCTTCAACAGCTATCACCACATCGAACATTGGCAATCAGACCGTGAACAAAGCAAAATATGCAACTGATGATGTTGCGGTCGGTACGGCGGCGCTGCGCAATCAGTATTTCGTGTCAGCAGAAGCAACGCCTACTGTGAACGGTCAAATCGCATGGGTATACGGTTAAGGGGGCGCGGATATGGCATTACCAAGCGGATATACGCAGCTTGAATATATCCAAAGCAGCGGTACACAGTACATTGATACGGGATTTAAGCCCAATCAAGATACACGCTGCGTGATGGATATAGAAAACCTTTCGACGGCTCAGGCGGTGTTCATGGGCGCGAGAGCAAGTGCAAGCGCCGCAAGCTTCACGTTCTTTTCGCTGACCGCAACAACCGGACGATCTGACTACAATACAAAGAAGCAGTCCATGACATTCAGCAGCACGTTAGGCAGATACACCGTTGATAAAAATAAAAACGTCTGCATTGTCAATAGCGTGACAGCGACTAACGCCACAAGTACATTTCAGCTAACAAACAATCTGTATTTGCTTGCGGTTAATACCGCCAATGCAGCGTCGAATTATGCGAAGGTCAAGCTATATTCCTGCAAGATATACGACAACGGAACGCTTGTCAGGGATTTCATTCCGTGCAAAAACGCTTCTGCTACTGTCGGCTTGTGGGATGATGTTAATTCGGTGTTCTACACCAATGCCGGAACAGGTACGTTTACCGCCGGTGAAATGCCGAAAGGAACGCATAGAACGCTGATAGCCGGAACAGGTTATGATATTAAAAGCGGGCGAGTGCTGATAGCCGGTACAGGCTATGGCATTAAAAAAGGCAGAACGCTTATAGGGGGTACGGGGTATGATATAAGCTTTGGCATTCCTGTTGGCGACCTCGCCGTTGGAACAAGTGTTTATATGAATGTCAATGGAGTGCGTAAAGAATGGTTTGTTGCACATCAGGGCAAACCGTCCAGCCTATATGACGATACCTGTTATGGCACTTGGCTTATGCTAAAAGATATCTATACGAAAGTGACCAGAGACAAGAGTCCAACCGGTTATTTTGGTACTGCGATTTGGGGGATAATGTCAGACCCGTGCGCGCATGACATATATCTTACAGATACATTCTTTCCACTCTTGGACACCGAAATTCAAAATCTCATAAAGATGGTTAATATCCCTGATATAGATGCCGCTTCAGATTATAGCGTAACTTACCCGCGAAAGATATTTTTAGCAAGCTGGGCTGAATTGGGTAATGTTAGCTCAACGCCGCTAAAATATTTTGAAGCAAATACAAACGCTAAACGTATTGCGTATTATGACAACGAATACGGATATAGGCAGGCTTGGTATTGGGCTTTGCGTAATAACATTTATACAAGCGGTGGAACAGCTTTTCTGCGTCAAGTAGATACGGACGGTTCAGAAATTACCACGACTGAGTTTACTTCTGGCATTCGTCCACTTGTAATTCTTCCGCAAGAAGACGCAAAAATTGATGATAGCTTTAACATAACACCATAACAGGAGGTACACAATGACTTATATCAAAGTAAACAACACATTATATCCTGCAACAATCAATGGCAAAACTGTTGACTACGAATGGGACAAGCGCGAGACGAAAAGCATAACGCTGAACATGAGCTACGACGAAGTGCTTGCGCTGTTGCCTGATAACACGCCGTGGAGCATAGTGCAGAAAGACACCGTGCCCGTCTATGATGCTGATACGGGTGAACAGACTGGTACAATGGTTGAAGAAAACGAATATGACAACAGCGAATACAGTCTTAGCGGCGTTATCACGGATAACCGCAATGGTACTGTAACAATCAAGATGGGCAAGCCGAGTGAGATTGAGCTTGTTCTCAACGAATTGGAAAGCGAGGTAGGCTAATGGACAGCAAAACACGCGAAAGAGTAGACGCACTGAAACAGGGCATTGCAAGCTTGAAAAACGTTTCCGACACGATTGCCGAAGTCGGTATCACAATTGAAGAAAAACCGTCTGAAATGCCGTCAAGACCGGGCTACAAGTGGATTCCACATCAAGCGGTTGCCGGTGGTTCAATTGCGTGGATTGAAGCGGAAAGCGAGGATAAATCAGGTACGGCAGATCAGCCTATAACGTTCATCCCCGGCATGAGCGTATATCCCAATTATTACTACACGGATGGAACAAAGCGCTATGTGTGCTTGCAGAGCGGCAATCCGACTGAGATTGCCGAAGGTGACTACTTTACGGAGTTTTAATATGGACGATGATGAGAAAGAATATAGCGGATTATTGGAAGACGATTGAAGGATGATTTGAAATGTTAACTTCAAGTGAAATAGTAAATTTCATTCAAGATGATATTGCTTCAGCTAAAAAGCAGAAGGCAAAAGTCGGTTTGAAATATTACGAAGGCGAACATGATATTCTGAATTACAGACTGTATTACTATGATGCGGATGGAAATTTGGTAGAGGATCAGACGCGATCCAATATCAAAATTTCTCATCCGTTTTTTACTGAACTTGTGGATCAGGAAGTTCAGTATATGCTTTCGGGTGAATATTTCATGAAATCCGATTTGCCGGAACTTCAATCCGTATTGGATGAACGGTTCAACGAAAATGAAGATTTTCTTTCTGAATTTTATGATGTCATAACGGGCGCAATTTCAAAGGGTTTTGAATATATGTACGCCTACAAAAATTCTGAAGGAAAGCTTTCGTTCCAATGCGCTGATTCAATGGGCGTTGTTGAGGTTGAAGCGAAATTCACAAGCGATAAAAAAGACTATGTAATTTATTGGTACATTGAACGTATCAATAAAGACAGACAGCCGGTCAAGCGTATTCAGGTTTGGAACGATGTTGAAACCTATTATTACACGCAGACCGGCGACGGAAAAATTGAACTGGATGAATCAACGGATGAAAAACTAAATCCCCGTCCCCATGTGCTTTATCACAAGGATAATGACGATAACACATATTATGAAGGGCTTGGATTTATTCCGTTTTTCCGGCTTGATAACTGCAAAAAGCAGTTTTCCGGGCTGAAAACAATTAAACAACTTATTGACGATTACGATTTGATGTCTTGCGGATTGTCCAACAATCTTCAGGACGCTTCAGAATATCTTGTGGTAGTCAAAGGTTTTCAGGGTGATAACCTTGAAGAACTAATGAAAAACGTCAAGACAAAGAAGCATATCGGTGTTGACGGCGAAAATGGCGGCGGTGTTGACTTCAAAACCGTCGATATTCCGTATGAAGCGCGAAAAATCAAGTTGGAGCTGGACGAAAAGAACATTTATCGGTTCGGAATGGGGTTCAATTCGGCGCAAATCGGGGACGGCAATATAACAAACATTGTTATTAAATCCCGTTATGCGCTGCTTGATCTGAAGTGCAATAAGCTTGAAATCAGAATTAAACAGTTCTTGCGAAAGATTTTGAAAGTTGTTCTTCAAGAAATCAACGACGAAGAAGGCACTGACTATCAATCCAAAGATGTTTATTTTGATTTTGAACGCGAAATCATGACAAATGCAAGCGACAATGCGCAAATCGAGCTAACCGACGCACAACGCAAGCAGACCGAAATAAACACGCTGCTTTCGCTGGAAGCTACACTTGGAAATGAACTTGTGGTGCAGAACATTTGTGAAGTGCTTGATATTGACTATGACGAAATCAAAAGCAAGCTGCCGACAGACGATCTTGGTGATGCTCAAACCGTTTTGAACGGGGTGATGGTGGATGAACAGCAGACAGAAGGAAATTCTGCAATCACAACTTGACAGCGAACAAGCGATTTTGAAAAAGCTTAAGGGAATTTATAAAAAGGCTCTTGACGATGTAAACAATAATATTGCCGCTTTAATGGGTCGTACAGACACGGAGAATTTGCAGAGTGTAATTTATCAACTGCAATATCAAAAAGCCCTTAAAACGCAAATAAACGGCGTTCTGGACACTCTGAACGGCGAACAATTCAACACGATTGCAGACTATCTTTCTAAAAGCTACGAAGATGGTTTCGCCGGGGTAATGTATGATTTACACGGACAGGGAATACCGTTAATTTTTCCGATTGATCAAGATCAGGTTGTCAGAGCAATTCAGCACGACACAAAGCTTTCAAAATCGCTTTATGACAGCTTGGGTGAAGATGTTTCTTTGCTGAAAAAGAGAATTCAGAACAACATTTCACGCGGTATCGCGCAAGGGTCAAGTTATGCGGATATTGCGCGGAATGTTGCTTCCGGCATGGTTGGCGATTATACCAAAATGCGCGGCGGCGCACTTGGGAAGGCGTACACAATCGCCCGTACAGAGGGACACCGGATCACGAACGAAGCGGCTTATGATGCGCAGAAAAAAGCAAAAGAAAAGGGTGCTGACAGTGTAAAAAAATGGTCTGCCGCATTGGACAAGCGAACACGCCCACACCACGCACGACTTGACGGGCAAATCAGAGAAATTGATGAACCGTTTGAAATTGATGGACGAAAAGCAATGTATCCGGGGGGCTTTGGCGTTGCGGCTGAAGATATAAATTGTCGTTGCAGAGTTGTTTCTATTCCTAAATGGGCACTTGATGAAGATGAACTTCAGACTTTGAAAGACCGTGCTGAATACTTTGGGCTTGACAAAACTGATAGTTTTGAAGATTTTAAGAAAAAATATCTCAAAGCGGTTGAAGAAACAGACAGGTTAGAAAAATTTGCTCCGGCTAAGACCATTGATGAAGCGCAAAAATACGCAAAAGATAATCTTGGTTTGCAACAAACAACGGCTTACTCTCTCGGACTTAATGTGGATGTAGCTAACGGCGTGAACGAAGCAATATACCGTATTAACAGCACATTTAATGGCTTAATTGAGAATGGATACTTGGAAAATGTGCTGTTGTCTACAAATAAAACAGGGGCTTACGCCATGTATTCGTCGTCTCTTTCATCTGTGTTCTTAAATCCCGTTGCAAAGCAAAAAAGCGCAATAAAGAAAATGGCGAAAGATGCCGCCGAAGAGTTCGTTATGGGGTCTTGGTCAACAAATTCCCCATTCCATTCGATATACCATGAGCTTGGTCACGCAGTACAACATATGAAACTGGATAAGGATGCAATACTCAAGAATAAAATTGATGTATTGTATTCGAAAACATTTTCTGATATCATGGGGTCGGAATTGTGGAGCATATCCAATAAAGACGCAATTACAAAAGGGTGCGCCGGCGCAAAAGACGCTGGTTTCAGCTATTACGGATTGCGAAATTCAGGAGAATTTGTCGCTGAAAGCGTGGCACAATATTTTCTTTCCGACAATCCAAGCGATATAGCAAAAAAAGTTGTTGAGATTTTGAAAGGTGGTTAACAAATGCTTTTGACACTAAAAGATATGCAATTCTTATCTTCTGTGTTGGAAACAGACACGGACGGCAAAGATATTGCGAAAAAGAATTTAACTGCTGAACAACGCGAAAGGCTTCGCGATCTTGACGAAGTAAGCGTTATAACATACGGGAAGCATATAATCAAAAATTATAATGAAATAAGTGATTAAAGCACTGTGCGAATGCATGGTGCTTTTATTATGGTGGGGTGGTTGGGACGGCGTAACGAACAAAGCATTTTGATTAGGCACGGTGAGCGGAACAGTGGTTCTTGTCAAATGGGAAAAGCTTTGTTCAAATTAAATATCGTTAAAAACACACTCATTTTGGGTGTGTTTTTTGTTGCCCTGAATATGGCGTTTAAAAGGTTCAAATAATTTTGTCTTGCGTACAGACGTTTAAACAGGCGATTGTCACCGGCGACACCGGATATAAAAACAGCGACAAAGAAAGGAAAATGTATGGAATTTCTGAAAGCAATTTTGGGTGATGAGCTGTTCAAGCAGTTTGAAACAGCGGTCAACGCCTATAACGGCAAGGAAGAAAATAAAGAAAAGCCCGTTAAGATTGGCAATCTTGGAAGCGGCGAATATGTCGGTAAGGGCAAATATGACGCACTTCAGGCACTTCTTGACGGTAAGACCGGCGAACTTGAAACCGCAAACGGACTAATTGCGGAACTGAAAAAGGGAACGAAGGGTAATGATGAACTTCAGGGCAAAATTACTGCTTACGAAGGACAGGTTCAGCAGCTTCAGGAACAGCTTCAGGAAACAAAAATCAAGTCTGCAATCAAGGTCGCACTTCTTTCCGAAAAAGCACTTGATGTTGATTATCTGACATTCAAGCTTGAATCAAAGCTGAAAGACGAGAACAAGAAAATTGAACTTGATGATAACGACAATATCAAGGGTTGGAACGATATGCTTTCAGGACTGAAAACACAGTTTCCGACACAATTTGAAAAGTCAACTTCAAAGAAGATTGACGAACACAAGCTTGATGAGGGCAACGAAGGAAATACGCTCACCAAAGCAGAAATTTTGAAAAAACCGTATGCCGAACGGATGAAAATTTACAATGATAATCCGGAAGCATACACCGAAGCAATGAAAGGATGATTTAAATTATGGCACTTAGCAAAATGGAAAACATGATCAATCCACAGGTTATGGGGGATATGATCAACGCAAAGATTGAAGCACTGGCGAAAATTACGCCTTATGCAAAGGTTGATACTACGCTTCAGGGCGTTCCCGGTGACACCAAAACTGTTCCGTCGTGGAATTACATTGGTGATGCAGAGGATGTTGCGGAGGGCGTTGAAGTCGGTCTTACCACTATGACCGCTTCCAGCACCACTTTCACCATTAAGAAGGCAATGAAGGCGGTTGGACTTACTCAGGAAGCAGTTAATTCCGGTCTTGGCAATCCCATTGGACAGGCTGAATCGCAGCTTGCAAAGGCTATTGTCGGCAAGGTTGATAACGATGTTCTTACCGCTGCACTGACCGCCACTAATGTTGTTGGTGATGGCACTGCTGCTATTGGCTATGCTGGCATTGTTGATGCTGTCACTAAGTTTGAGGATGAGGAAGACGGCATTGAAAAGGTAATGTTCATTTCGCCCAAACAGGAAGCAACGCTTCTGAAGGATGCCGATTTCATTTCCGCTGACAAATTTCAGGCGGGTGTTGCAGTTAACGGCTCAATCGGCAAGATCGCCGGTTGCTGGATTAAGAAATCTAATAAGATTAAGGCTGCTTCCGGTGTCTTCACCAATCCAATCATAAAGCTTGAGCCGGATTCCGCTGAAACCGAGTACACCGAGGATGAGCTTCCCGCACTGACTATCTTCCTGAAGAAAGATACCAGTGTTGATGCAGAGTGGTTTCCGAAAAAGCAGCAGCATGATATCACTGCTTGCAAGTATTACGGCGTAGCACTGACCAATGCTGCAAAGGTCGTTCTTGCGAAGTTCAAGGCATAATTTGAAAGGGGGTTCTTCCCTTGCTTATTTCCGTTGACGAATTAAGACAGTTTGTGTCAACGGATGAATCGGATCAAGTGCTTGAATTTAGAATTCAGGCACTTGAATCTTTTATCTGTAAATACACAAACAATGATTTCAAAAATCGGATAACCGGCGAAAAGGATTATCCGCTTGATGTCAAAATGGGCGCAATCAATGTGCTGAAATGGCAGTATCGCAATGAAGCACAAAACAGCGGTGATACAAGTAAACAGCCGGTTGCAAGTGAAACCATTTCCCGTCATTCGGTATCTTATGCCGCTGACAGCACGGAATCCGACATTGATTCGCTGATAGGCGTTCCCCGTAAATTCAGCGCATTTTTAAAGCCTTATGTGAGAGCGAGGTTTTAAGAATGAAATCAGTTGGTGGAAACGTTACTGCACAATTGCAGCTTAACACCGGTACAACAAAAAATGAAATCGGTGAAGTTGTTCCGCAATGGGCAACGGTCAACACGCTTTCAGGTTGGCTTGATCTGTCAAGCGGAGATTCAAAGCGGACTGTTTACAGCGCGAAAATTCAGGAAAGTACACATATTTTTGTATGTGATTTCACACAGCTTGACCAAAGAATCAAAGCTGAAAACAGCCGCTTGATTGTTAAAGGTCGAATTTATGATGTTATGGTAATTGATAATGTCATGGAAATGGATCAGCAGTTTGAAATTTATCTAAAGTACACAGGTGATTGATCATGGCTATTCAATTTGAAGATTATTCAATAGAAGTCAAAGGGGCGCTAAACGATAGTGTAATTGCGTTTCTGTACGAAGCTGGTCAACTTATCGAAGGAAAAGTGGTTGATGATACTCCGGTTGACACTGGACAGTTACAAGGTTCGTGGAAATATGAAGTGGATGAAGGCGAGGGCAAGGTTGTTATTGGTTCGCCACTTGAAAATTCAATCTGGAATGAGTTTGGAACAGGTCAATACGCCTTACACGGTGACGGACGGAAAACGCCGTGGTTCTACGAAGATGCGAAAGGGGAAGGGCATTGGACACACGGTAAACGTCCACAAAGAACTTTTTTCAATGTCTTTAATAGACTGAAGCTCAAAATTCAAAAGGAACTGAAAAAAAGGTTGAAAGAAGGGATGAAGTGAGTAAAGCAGCATTAAAATTCATATCCGATGAGCTTGAAGCCCTTGGAATAAATTATCAGTTTGGCGAATGGACAACCGATCCCGTCCCTGATCCGTATTTCGTCGGCGAGTATACCGAACCGGAATCATTGACAAGAGAAGAAGACGGACTGCAAGAAATATCGTTCATTCTCACCGGGACGGGTACAACGTGGATCGGACTTGAAAACGCTAAAGACGCAATTGAAAGTAATATTTCAAAAACCGCTATTCTTCCAAACGGAAACGGAATAGCGGTTTTTTATGGCGGCGCGTTAATCATTCCGACTGGTGACGCAGAACTGAAAAGAATACAAATCAATCTATCAATTAAAGAATGGAGAGTGAACTAAAACATGGCACTTGGTGATGAATTCAAGTCTTCCGGTATTACTGAAAATACTCCCAAAACCATTATGCTTGGTGCTGGCACTATTCACAAGGGTCTGACCTTTTCCACAAGCGCGTGGAACTTTGAGGAATCGCTTATTTGTGCGACTTCAGGCGGTTCTAAGCTGTCAATTACTCCGGAATTTTATGATATTCCGGTTGACGGCGCACTTGTCAAGGTTAAGGGACTGACCGTCAAGGTTGGCGAAACCGCAAAGCTTGAAATTAATCCGATTGAGCTTACACCGGAAATTCTCAAAATGGCGGTTATCGGTGATGAAGCAGCTTCCACCAAAGCAACCGGATATAATGAGATCACTTCCCGCGCAGTTATTAACACCGGTGATTACATTACAAATCTTGGTTATGTCGGCAAAACCATTGAAGGCAAGCCGATTATTATCATCTTTGATAACGCGCTTTGCACTTCCGGTCTTGAACTGGAAGGCAAGAACAAGGAAGCAGCAGTTCCCGCATTTACTTTTGAATGCTTTGCTGATCTTAGCCCGGAAGCTGACACGCTCCCTTGGCACATTTATTATCCTACTCCTACAACCTAATGAAAGGAATGAACGGTCTTGAAATACGAAATTAGAAATCTTTGCAGTAAAGACATTTTCCCGATGTCCAAAATTCTTTCCAAAATCGGTTTTGCGCAGCTCAAAGAATGCTTTGAAGCAGATGAAATCAAGAAGATCAGCAAAAACAAGGACGTTGAAGTTGTCGGAATGACGGTAATGATGAATTTTGCCGGAATTATCATTGGTAATCTTCCGAATTGTGAAACTGAACTTTATAAGTTTCTGTCCGATCTGACCGGTGCAAAAGTCGAGGAGCTGAAAGAAATTTCCCTTGCCGATTTTGCAGAACTGATAATTGAAATCGTGAAAAAGGACGACTTCAAGGATTTTATTGGGGTTGTTTCAAGATTGTTCAAGTAGGACGTATAAAATTTATGGATTTGCTGTTTGAAAAAATGGCAAATCCATTTGTTTTAATTGATGAATTACTTTTAAACGGTGATTTTTTTGATTGGGTTCTGGAATTCATAAACGAAGAAAATGACCGTCAATTTTGGGAAGTTTGGCTTCACAAAGTTTTTGATAAGTCATTTGAAGATTTTAAAAATTCTATCGTGCAAACCAATCAAATAGATGATGAACAACTTGAAACAACCGTTATGAATTCAAAATCAATTCTGAACGGATTCATTCCAAATTGAAATGGGGTGAAACATGGAACTATTTAAATTATTCGGTACTATTGCCGTAAATAATGACGAAGCAAACCAAAATATTGACGAAACAACCGGAAGGGCAGAAAGCGCGGAAAGTAAAATGTCCGCAGCATTCAAGAAAATCGGTGCAGCAGTCGCAACATATTTCGCCGTTGACAAAATCATTTCTTTTGGAAAAGAAATTGTCAATGTTGCCGCTGAAGTGGACGCGGAAGCTTCTGCATTCGGTCAAATCATGGGCAATTATAGCGACACTGCACGTGAAAAACTAAATGCTGTTGCAGATACCACAGGTGTTATGTCAACGCGAATGCAAGGACATTTTACAAGTCTTTCCGCAAAATTCAAAGGTCTTGGATTTGATGTGCAAAGTGCAACTGACTATGCTGCACGTGGTCTGACTTTGGCGGCTGACGCAAGTGCATTTTGGGACGTGTCTTTAGACGATGCGAGTTCCCATTTGAACAGTTTTATAAACGGTTCTTATGAGGGCGGTGAAGCAATTGGACTGTTTGCAAATGATACGCAAATGGCAATGTACGCCGTTCAGCAAGGAATTGTTGAATCAACCAGTGCGTGGGCAAGTCTTGACGAAGCAACTAAACAAGCGACACGCCTTGAATACGCCGAAAATATGTATAAGCAATCCGGCGCAACAGGACAAGCGGCGAGAGAAGCGGATCAATACGCAAATGTTCAGGCGAACTTAACTGAAAAATGGCGGCAATTCAAAGCGGAAATTGGCGAACCATTACTGGAAAACGTAGTTCTTCCCGCAATGGAAAAGCTTTCCGGAGCTGTAGATAAAGCAAGCAAAGCGTTCCAAGACGCAAAGCAATGGGTAAGCGAACACGAAACACAACTTCAAGGATTGTCAGGTGTTGTTATTGGGCTAACCACAGCGGTGGGAGCGTTTGTGCTCATTATGAATTTTGGAAGTATAATGAGCGCTGCAAAAAGTGCACTGTCAGGTGTAAAAACTGCCATGTTAGGTGTAAATGCTGCTATGACAGCAAATCCTATTGCGTTGGTTGTGGCAGCAATAGCTGGCTTAGTTGCTGCCTTTATTTATCTTTGGAACAATTGTGAAAGTTTCCGTAACTTCTGGATAGGTCTTTGGGACGGAATTAAAGGAGCTGCAAAGGCTGTTGCGGATTGGCTCAAACAGGCATGGACGGACATTGGAAACTTCTTCACAGGAACTGTTCCCGGATGGTTCAATTCTTTCAAGGATTTCTTTTCAAATCTGTGGAACGGAATCAAAAACACATGTACAAATGTCTTTAACGCAATCAAAGATGTTGTTACAACTGTTTTTAATGCAGTGAAAGATTTTATCACAAACGTTTGGAACGGAATTAAAAATACCATTACTAACGTTGTAAATGCTATTAAAAACACTGTTTCCAATGTGTTTAATTCAGTGAAGTCAACAGTCATAAACATTTTTAATTCCATTAAAAATACAGCAACCAACGTGTGGAACGGTATTAAATCCGCGATCACAAATCCGGTAGAAACCGCGAAAAACATTGTCAAATCTCAAATTGACAAGATTAAAGGGTTCTTTGATAATCTGAAAATCAAGTTCCCGGATATCAAGCTTCCGCATTTTAGTATTACGGGTTCGTTCAGTCTTTTCCCGCCGTCTGTGCCACACTTATCTGTTGATTGGTACGCAAAAGCAATGGACAATGCAATGCTGCTGAATTCACCAACAATATTTGGTATGAACGGCGCGGGGCAGCTCATGGGCGGCGGTGAAGCCGGTCAAGAAGTTGTTGCTGGTAGTAACACGCTGATGAACATGATTCGCGGGGCAGTTCAAACCGAAACTTCCGGTGTTGCAGACAGGCTTGAAAGATTAATTTCAATGCTTGCTGAATACTTGCCGGAAATCACAATGAATTCAAATAGACAGCTTGTGCTTGATACGGGTGTTCTTGCCGGACAGCTTGCGCCGACAATGGATTCAAAATTGGGAGATATAAGCAGATTAAGAGGAAGGGGAAGATAATTTCATGAAAGGTGTAACTTTTGGAACGTTCCATTCTTGGGATGATTTTTCCCTGATTCTTTCTGATAAGAAAATTGGAAGCCCTGAAGCCAAAACAACAACTGTTGAAATTCCGGGTGCAGATGGTGTTTTAGACGTTTCCGAGTATTTCGGGGACATAAAATATAAAAATAGAACACTGTCGTTTGATTTTTCCACAATTGTTCCCCAAAGTGAATTTTTAAATCTGTTTTCGACAATTCAAAATGCAATTCACGGAAAAAGAATCCGGATTGTCCTTGATGATGATCCGGATTTTTATTATATGGGAAGAATTTCAGTTTCGGAGTGGAAAGCGGATAAGAACGTTGGAAAAATCACGGTTGATTGTGATTGTGATCCGTATAAGTACAAAGCGAACAAAACCTTAATGACATTTACAGTTACTGATTCAGTAACAGCTATTCTTTTAAATCTTAGAAAACAAGTTGTTCCGGAGTTCACAAGCAGCGGAGCAATTCAAATTGAATTTGGGGGAAGCACTTATTCAATCAGTAGCGCCGGAACATTTACTGTTCCCGAAATCGTATTAAAAGCGGGAAATAACGAAATCACTTTCATTGGAACAGCAAGTGTCACTGTTGAATATCAGGAAGGTGGGCTGTAAATGTATAAGGTATATTGTGACAGCTATTTGATCTATGATGCTAAAGTTCCTGATTTAGCTTTGACTGAAGCAAAATTGGAACTTGAACTGAATAAAACTGGTTCGTTCAACTTCACAATTTATCCGGATCATCCGTATTTCAATAAACTTGAAAAGTTGAAATCGATCATTACGGTATATCAAGATGATTATTTGATTTTTCGCGGAAGAATTCTAAATGACGAAGACGGATTTTACAATGAAAAGCAAGTTTCTTGTGAAGGGGAACTTGCTTTTCTTTTAGATTCCATTCAACGCCCATATGATTTCTTTTCCGGCGATAATCATACAACTATTCCCGATCTTTTCACATTCTTTATCGACAATCACAATGCGCAAGTTGCAGCAGACCGTCAATTCATTGTCGGAAATATTACCGTGACTGATCCAAACAATTACATTGTTAGGTCTGATTCAACATATCTGAATACATGGGATTCAATCAACAAGAAATTGCTTGAACCAAATGGCGGTTATTTGTGGGTTCGTCATGAAACAGATGGTAATTACATTGATTATCTTGCTGACTTTGATACGATTAGCAATCAAACAATCGAATTCGGAAAAAATCTGCTTGATCTTGACAAAGTAACAAAGGGTGAAGAAATTGCAACAGCAATCATTCCGCTTGGTGCAAAAATAGACAATGATTCAGAAGAACGCTTGACAATTGAATCTGTTAATGAAGGCGTTGATTATGTGTTCAATCAAGCGGCGGTTGATCAATACGGATGGATTTTCAAAACTGTCACATGGGACGATGTAACACAAGCTTCAAATTTGCTGAGAAAAGGGAATGAATATCTTGCAGAATCAATCAATTTGATTGTTTCAATTGAACTGAACGCTTTTGATTTGTCGGCTCTGAATACAGATATAAGTTCGTTTCATATAGGAACTTATATTAAAGTTTTCACAAATCCACATTCGCTGGATTCAAATTTCCTAATTAAAAAACTTTCACTTGATCTGTTGAATCCACAATCCAATAAATTAACAATTGGAACAACGTATTCAACATTTACTGAACAGACTTCAAGTGTAGATCAGAGTTATCAACAGACGGCTCAAAAAGTCGGAGATATTGAAAATAAATATTCAAATATTCAAGCTGATGTTTTAGGACAGCTTTCTTCGACAATTAATCAGAGTTCAACGGAAATTATGCAGCAAGTTTCCGAAGACTATTATTTAAAAGATGATGCGGACAGACTGATTCAGTCAATCAACACACAGTTTTCACAGACAAACAGTGAATTTGAATTCCGTTTTAACGAATTTGAGCAGAACGTAAACGATGTTGCAGCCGGAACAGATGCAAAATTTCAGGAAATTAATAAATATATTCGGTTTGTTGATGGAAACATCGTTTTGGGTGAGGACGGAAACGAACTGACACTGAAGATTGAAAATGACAAGATATCATTCTTGGAAAATGGCGCTGAAATTGCATACTGGCAAAATCGTAAATTCTATGCCGTTGATGGCGAATTTATAAATAGCTTGCAGCTTGGAAATTTCGCATTTCTTCCCCGCGCAAATGGCAATTTGAGCTTTAAAAAGGTGGTGACATAATGGCAACAAGCGGTTTAGTGAAAACAAACACGGCTTTTGGATATGTTCAATTGTCGTGGTCACTATCTTCACAAAGCGTTGAAAACAACACTTCAACAGTTGCTTACACACTTTCAATTTATCGAAGCAGCAACATATCTTCCAATGCGTCAAAGAACTATTCTATCAATATCAACGGTTCAACCGTTGCTTCCGGTACTGTTACAATCGGTGGCAGCGGAACAAAAACAATAAAAACGGGAAATGTTACAATCCCACACAAAGCAGACGGCACAAAGACGTTTGCTTTTTCTTTTTCTCAGCAAATTGATATAACGTGGTCAGGTTCATGGATCGGAACTGTTACTGGCAGCGGAAGCGGAACACTGACAACAATTCCCCGTGCAACAACTCCGACACTTTCAGCTTCAACCGTAGACATGGGAACAGCCGTGACAATCACAATGTCACGCGCTTCAAGCTCATTCACGCACACACTAAAGTATTCTTTCGGGGGAGCAAGCGGAACAATCGGAAGTGGTTTGGGGGTAAGTGTATCGTGGACACCGCCGATTACACTTGCGGCGCAAATTCCAAATGCCACAAGCGGAACGGCAACGATCACTTGTGAAACTTATAACGGTTCAATTTTGATTGGTACAAAGACAGTTTCAATTGTTCTGAAAGTTCCCGCTTCTGTTGTACCGACAATCAATAGTGTAACACGCTCAGAAGCCGTTACAAGCCCCGATATCGCTTCAACGTTTGGGGGGTATGTCCAACACCAATCAAAAATAAAAATCGTTACAGCAGCTTCAGGGGCGCAATCAAGCACAATTGCAAGCTATACCGTTACAATCAGGGACGCAAATTCAACCGGAACGCCGCTGCTTGCAACGTATTACGGCAATGACGTTACAACCGATGTTCTGAATTGGGAAACTACAAAAATTAAAATCGGCGTAACCGTTACGGATTCACGCGGACGAAGTGCAAGCGTTAGTTATGATGAAGATGTTTTGCCATACACGCCGCCGAAAATTACAACGTTCACGGCTTTCAGATCGGATGCAAGCGGTGATCCGGATTATGACAGTACAAATCTAAAAATTACCGTCAATTTTGACATTGCGACGGTCAATAATCTGAACGGCAAATATTATGAAATTCTGTATAAAGTCAAAGGCGCGTCTTCATGGGCGGGAACAATCGCTTCCGGCAATATCTACACGCGAAACGAAAGCTTCATTACAAGCGGAATAACATTCAGCGGTGATAATGCGTATGAATTGCGCTTGAACATTTATGACACGTTCAAAAGTGCTTTTGCAGCAGTTGACATTCCGACGGCTTTTACACTGTTTGATTGTCGTTCAACCGGCAAGGGAATTGCATTCGGTAAAGTTTCTGAAGCTGACAGAATGGAAATAGCAATGGACGTTGAATTGACCGGGAATCTTCTTCAGGAAGACCGGCAAACACCAACGCTGTTAAATTCATGGGTCAATTATGGCACTGCTTATGAATCCGCGTGTTACTGGAAAGACAAGTGCAACGTGGTTCATCTTGCCGGTTTAATTAAATCCGGTACAACAACCGCTGAAACGGTGATTTTCACTTTGCCGGAAGGGTACAGACCGCGAACAAGCGAAAAGTTTTTTGCAGTTTCGGTCAATGCAATTTGCGTCATTGATGTCTACGCAACAGGCAATGTTGCAATCAAAACCGGTGCAAATTCCGGCTGGTTGTCACTATCGGGAATTAGCTTTAGAGCAAGTTAAAGAAAGGATAAAATTCTATGAAAAATTATCTTTATACAGCAATTGGAATGGTGGGGGGTGTTATTACTTCCCTTTTTGGGGGATGGGACGCAGCTTTGGTAACACTTCTGATTTTCATGTTAATTGATTACGTTTCCGGCTTTATGGTCGCTGGAGTATTTCACGCTTCGCCAAAGACGGAAAACGGAGCGCTGGAAAGTAAAGCCGGGTGGAAAGGGCTTTGCAGAAAAGGCATGGTTCTTTTGATCGTACTTGTCGCAAATCGGCTTGATCTTGTAATTGGCACAAATTATATCCGTGATGCGGTTTGTATTGCATTCATTGCAAACGAAACAATCAGCATTATAGAAAATGCCGGTCTTATGGGCATTCCCATTCCGGCGGTTATAACCAACGCCATTGAAATTCTGAAAAAGAAAGGTGATAACAATGAGTAAAAAAATCTATCTTTCCCCGTCGGATCAGACGGGCAACCGTTATTCTTATGGTAATACCAATGAAGCCGTCCAGTGTCGTAAAATTGCAGCGGCTTGTAAAACCGCGCTTGAACGTTGCGGCTTTGAAGTTAAGATTAATACCAAAGATGGCAGCAACGCAATGTATGAGCGTGTGAGTGAATCAAACGCATGGGGTGCTGATCTACACGTTTGCATTCACACGAATGCTGGCGGCGGTTCTGGTTGTGTTGTTTTTGTGGATTCTCTTGACGATAAACACAAGCAGTACGCGCAGCCGGTTTATGATGCAGTGGCAGCAATAACACGCGCAAATGAAGCCTATGGTGTAAGGACGGCGAATTTCTATGAAATCCGCAAAACAACTGGACTTTGCGTTTATGTTGAATGCGAATTTCATGACAATGAAACCAATGCAAAGTGGATTGTTGAAAACGTTGAAAATATTGGTGAAGCAATCTGCAAGGGGCTTTGTAAAGCTTGCGGCGTAACCTATAAAGCAGCAGTTGCCGAAAATGTAAATTCTGAAATGGAACAGGCTAAACAGAAGGCAATTGAAAAGGGTGTAATTAAAGGTTATGGAAACGGTGATTACGGTTGGAAAGACGCTATGACACGCGAACAGTTCATTACAATCCTTGATAGACTTGGATTGCTGTAAAAGTTTAAGCCGGGGAGAAATCCCCGGCTTTTTTTCTTTTATATGATTGAATATTATTGTTCAATTTGATAAACATAAGACATGAGGGGGTGAAAACAATCGATCCGGGCGCAATGTGGCAAGGAATAGCAGAAGCAGCACTGAATTACATAGTAGTAAGTACAATTTCATCCATGAACGCAAAACAAACTGTCAGCGACGTTAAAACCGATTTGAGAACTACAAAAGAAGATATAATGTCAGAACTTAAAGATTCGAGGGAAGTTATTTTATCTGACATAGACGCAGCAATGAATGTTCAGCTTGAATTGTTAAAATCAGAAATTGAAAGTCTAAACAAAAGATTAAATGATAAGACGGTTTAAAAAACCGTCTTTTTATTTTTCGCAAAATGGTGTATAATGCGGTCACTTAAAGGATGTGAATACATATGTATCTTGATGGTTATCCTAAAGAATCACCACCAAGATACAAATCAAAACCAATAATAATTTGCGGGGACTTAAACGTTGCCGCAAGTGAAATTGATTTGAAAAATCCAAAAAGCAATATCGGAAATCCCGGATTCAGTTTTGAAGAACGGGGGAAGTTTCAAGAGCTTTTACAAGCTGGATATACGGATTCATTCCGCTATTTATATCCCGATAAAAGAGATGCTTATACATGGTGGTCATACAGAGCGAATGCAAGACAAAAAAATATTGGATGGCGCATTGATTATTTCTTAGTTTCGGACTTTGCAAAAGAGAACATTAAGGATTCAATCATTCATGATGAAATCATGGGTTCTGATCATTGTCCTATTGAACTTAATATTGATTTTTAAAATGAATATCTAATATAACATTGCCGCCTTTGCCTTTCCCTAAATCTTCACAATCATATTCAATTCTGCTTATGATTTCTTTTAGAAGATCGTTTTTCTGTTTGCCGGGAACATCCGGATTGCTTAACGCAGTAACCACTTCACTAAATTTGTAGATAAGTTCTTCATAGTCAATATCGACGGATGATTTCTTTCGTTCAGATTGAATATTATCTTTCAATTTTTCAATCCGTTCCGTGATAACATTTTTTCGCTCCACAAATTCTTCTTTGGTATAAATTCCTGATTCAAGATATTCAAAAAGTTGTATTCGCTTTGCTTCCTGTATTGATAGTTCCTTTTCCAATGATTCAATTATTTGCACTTGCTGTTCAGCTTGCCGTTTAATTTCATCATTAGTCATTTGAAATTCAAAATCAGCAATGCGCATTTTCAATGATTGAATGACAGCTTCCAATACATCATCATAGAAAGCAGATTTTACTTTGCATAATTCAGATTCACGGTGAACCATTCTTGCACGAACTTTTCCTTCTTTGTGTGCGTAACTTGCATAACTGATTGCTTTTCCGCAATGTTTGCAAAACATCAATCGCGCAAAAGGATTAGTAACTGTAGTGTTTGCTTTCACCGGAACATTTCCTTCCCACAAAGTTTGTGCTTTATCAAAAGTTTCTTGATCGACAATTGCGGGGTGTTTGCCGGGTACAACTAAATAATCATTCGGGGTTAAACGACGCTTTTTCCGCGTAACTTTTCCTTCATCATATTCTTTGGATGTTTTGCGCCTGTTCCAACGGATCATTCCGGTGTATAGATTATTTTGTAAAATGTCTTTTACAGTTGCTCTATTCCATTCGGGCTTTCCGGTCTGTGTTGGTATGCCCATTGAAGTTAGCCGTTTTGCAATTTGTCCGCAACTCATGCGATCATTTACAAACCAATTAAACATCATTTCAACGTACTTTGATTGTTCATTCAACTTCAAAGTACGTTCTTTTTTATTGATTCTTATAATGTCATATCCATATGGGGGCAGTGATCCAACATAGTTTCCTTCTTTGATAGCAGCCAACAAACCGCGTTCCATGCGGCGGCGAATAGCCTTGTATTCCCGGCGCGACATGAACAAACCGAATTCAAAATATTCTTCGTCGAATTCATTTGTCGGATCATATGTTTTGGACGGGGTAACAATCAGCGTTTTGGATGCTGCAAAAGCTTCAGACACTTCACCTTGATCTCTTGTGTTACCACGGGCAAGACGTTCAATTTCCATTACAAGAACGCCTTTGTATTCATCATTCCAAACATCTTCAAGAAGTTGCTGCATTTGAGGACGTGCTGCAATGGATTCACCGGAAACCATTTCTTCATATATTTTTTCAATATATAAGCCTTGCTTTTCGGCAAGTTCCAGCAATGCGGTTTTGTGTCTCGCAAGCGTTTCACCTTCGCCCATTGCTTCAAGGTCTAAATCTTTTCGTGATTTTCTAAGATAAATTGCGTATTTGTCCATTTTTACACCTTCTTTTGTTCAAGTTGTGTTCAACTTGAAAATTTTGTTATAGAACAGCTCAAAGCATTGAAAACACTGATTTTTTTGCTATCTGTTCAAGATGTGCAAGATAAATTACTATATTATATATATTTTATTATTTATCTACATATATAGATATACAGATAAAATTTTATAAAAAAAGCGTTTTGTTCGTGAACAACTTGAACAGGCTGAATTTTTCTTGATTTATCAATGCTTTCCGCTGTTCAAGATGAGTTCGAGTTAAATTTTGACAGTGAACAAAATAAGCTATTGTTTCAAAATATACATTTCATCTTGATCCATTAATGCCGGATATAATAAGTGAGAAACAATAAGCAAGCGTTGATCTATCGACAATTTATCATCAATGTGAATGAATTTTTGCCCACAAGCCTTATTATAATATCCGAGAATGTTTCCGAGTGGTTCTAAAATTACAACGGTCTTATTGGCTTTTGCCACTTCATAAGGGTTGTATTCTGGAATCACTGTAGAAGCTTTCATTTTACATCGTTCCTTTTCTGCATGATTTTACCCATTCTTAAACTTTGTTCGAGACTGGAAATTAAAAGTTCCCTTGATTCATCGTCCAGCACTTCACCATCAAACATCATGGCACGTTGGTTCTTTTGTAAATCTTCAAGAATCTTTTTCATTGCCTTTGAAACATCATTCGGGGATTCTTCATTTCGTTCTTCTGCTGTTTGGAAATTGGTATTCCCCATGAGATAATCAACGGACACTTCAAAGTGATCCGCAAGAACTTTCATTTTGTCCATTGGTGGGCGAATGTTGCCGCGCTCATATTCACCAACGGTCGTTCGCTGGACTTTCAGAAGCCTTGCAATGTCTTCTTGTGTTTCTTTGCGATCTTTCCGCATTGCTTTCAGCCGGACAGAAAACATATTCAAAATATCATCCCCTTTATGCTTGAATTATACGCCATTACAAATGGCGTTGTCAATATAAACTTACCCGCTGCATTTATTGTGCAGCGGGCATTTTTATTTTAAAAGCATCGAAAACATCATCACAAATGTTTCTTGCCCTATGAGTGATACTTGTTCAACGTATCTTATATAGCCCATATCGGGATTGAGAATGTCAAACAGAAAAAGCCCAAGGTCAAACGCAACTAAAAATATAAATACAAATATCCAATGGCGCTTTTGTTTGCGTTCATACCATAAATCTGATTGAAGTTGCCGTGTGAACTCATTATTGATTGGTTTTTGTGCTTGCGGAATAAGCCCTAACACTTCATCGACTGAACCGTCAAGTGCAACGATAATCGAAGATAACTGCAAGAAGCCGGGGGATTTTGTTTCGCCGTTGAAGTATCGTTTCACCGAAGTCAATGGAACTTTGCTTTTAATTGATATTTCGTCGAAAGTCATTCCCGATTGTTCTTTCAAAGCAATGACCTTTTCAAATATCACGTCGGCATTATCTATCAAAATTGTACTCCCTCATTCTTCAACCACTTGTGAACCACATCCGGTTTACAAGTGGACTTGTTTTTCAAAATGTGGATTATTGACGGTCAATCGCCGGGCAGCTTATCGTTTAATTACTCAACTGGTTGGATCGCAGACACTTCACCGTTAAAGAGAACAACGGAAAATTCTTTCCATTCTCCATCTTGCTTTACAAATGCATACCATCCTTCATATCCTTCACCAAGATCAGCGTCCGTTTTACCTATGTTCGGAACACCTAAAGTTGTCTGAACTTCATAACCTTTATCAAGAAGGAAACTCCAAACGTGTTCGCGGGTGTTCAAATACTCTTGATCATGTTCTGTTGTAAATCCTTCTGTTTGTTTGGGGGTGTCTTCTTCTTCTTTTTCTGTTGTAAATGCTTCTGTTTGTTTAGGGCTGTTTTCTTCTTTTGATTCGTTGTCACTCAAAGCTGCACCAACAATCCCAATTATGATTATTGCCACAAGTACAACGATTATCCACTTTCCGATTTTAATACATGTTTTCATATTCGTTTCCTTTCAAAAGCTGCAAATACATCCGAGTATTTAATTAATATTTTATAACTTCCAATATGTTGTTTCCATTGACAAACTCCATAAAAATTGCGTCCCGTTTTTATACAGGACGCTGGAAATTAATCTTCTGTTTCATTTTTTGCGGGAATTATATACATCGTTGACGCTTTAAGTATATCCCCCGGCTGACATTCCAGCTTGTGACACAAAATCTGAATCGTTTCAAACGGCACGTCCATATGACGGCGCATTGCTTTCACTGTCTGAGTGGTTAGACCGAAATTCTTAGCAACTCTTGCGTCTGACAATTCCCGCACATCCTCGCGGTTTAAGAACGGATCAAAGGAAATGATTGTGTGTCGGATGCCCTTCTTTTTATAATCATCGTACATAATGTTCTCCTGCATCATTCTTTGTCACGATTAATTGTTTCATCAATAGCACGATTAATAAAACTGTTTACAGATTCGCCGCGTGATTCGGCGTGTTCTTTGATCTTCTCTTTCTTGCCCTTTGGAACCGTTAAATTGATTCGATCATAAGTTTTATCATTCCATTTGTTTTTAGAAGCTGCTGAAGCCTTGCCGCCCATAATTACACCATCCTTTCACTTGATGTCATTTTTAATGGCGCTTTTAGTATAACATTTCGGTTGCTTCTTGCGCAAGTAAGCAAATCACACAAAAATGCGTTATGAACTTTGTATATTCTGCGAATTGCTTACTTGCGCAAGTAAGCTTATAATATAGACAGTCAAGAGGGAAACCGAATGACAAATAAAGAACCGTCCAAGGTGCTGCAACACCAAGGACGGCAAGAAAGGGGGAATCAAATGTATACCGATTACGGATATGAAGTGAACGGTATCGAATACGCGACAGCAGATGAAGCGTATGAAGACTAAGTAACTTCCCCCTGTTGGTGGTCAGGGTTATCAAAACCGCCATCCCTTAAATACCATACATAATCAAAATTGTCAAGTGAAAGGACAAGGAAATGAAAAAAGCAACGTATATCGGGAAATATGTTGATAGATCATTTGGTCAATACATGGTTTATTTGGAGTATGAATATCGCGGAAAGAGATACACAGTTTACGAAAATAAAAGAAAAGGCAGTGAGCCGCTGCAATGGCAGCACGTCAACGAACAAGCACGAATTGATAAGCTGATTGAAATGGAAAACAAAAAGCCAACAGGAAATCCAATCAATTTGGATGAAATTTGGGAAATGCTCCAATGGGATTGATAGAAAGGATAAGGAAATGAATGAGCTAACAATTTTCAACTATGGGGAAAGCCCAATTCGGACGATGCAGCAGAACGGCGAAATTTGGTGGGTGCTTGCTGATGTGTGCGCGGCTTTGGGGCTTAGTAATCCAACAATGATTGCGGGTCGCTTGGACGATGATGAACGGGCTAAGTCTGACTTAGGGCGTCAGGGTTCGGGCTGGATTATCAACGAACCGGGGTTGTATTCCGTGATCCTAAGATCGGACAAACCGGAAGCCAAAGCGTTCAAACGATGGGTGACACACGAAGTTCTTCCGGCAATCCGCGAAACCGGCAGCTATGGAAATGAAAAAATGGAAGTCGCAAAACTAATTGCTTCCTGCAAGAATGCAACCGCTGTGAAGGGTATACTTTCGCTGTACGGCATTTCCACGAACACACACCACATTACACCTACTACTTATAAAAATCCCGCAGAGAGCGTTACAGAGTACCTTAAGACGGTTGAAACATGGGAACTATGCGACATACCGTCGAAACACATCTATGAAGACTATGTTTCATTCTGCAAAGACTGCGGATTTTATCCGCTCAAACTCCATACATTTTCTAAAACAATCCACCAGTGCGCCGGTTTGGTTGTTAAACGATGCCGGGTGAACGGAGAACTAACCGGATTTTACACTTGAATATTGAAGCTGTCCTAACAGGCTATACGGGGATAGGCAATTATAAATTGCAACTATACAAATGCGCGCAAGCCATTTATAATGACATTGTAATTAATAATGGTTAACGAAAGAGGGTGAAAAAATGGTTGATTTAAAGAAGCTGCGTGAAGATGCGGGAATCAGTCAGAACAAGCTTGCTAAGATGTGCGGCAAAGTAAGACAGACGATCGGTGCGATTGAAACCGGACAGAATAAGCCGTCTGTTCCCCTTGCAAAGAAGCTTGGTGAAATCTTCGGAATTGACTGGACTGATTTCTTTTCGGATTAAATGCCATTTTTAATGACGAGGATGGTGAATGTGGCGTGAAAATTGTTGAATATAAGGTGGGAAATTGCACCGTCAGATTTCACGGTGATCCACCACCAAAGGAAGTGCTTGAAAAAGCTTGTATACGATTTTTAAAAGGGGTAGAAAATGACAAACGAAAAACTAAAAGAAATCTTGGAAAAACACCAGCTATGGCTTAATGATGATCCAGAAGGAAGCCGGGCTGACCTGAGCGGGGCTGACCTGAGATGGGCTGACCTGAGCGGGGCTAACCTGAGCCGGGCTGACCTGAGCGGGGCTAACCTGAGCGGGGCTG